ATGGCATCCATCACAGAGTACAAGGGCGGCTACCGGGCCTTTGTCACCGTCAACGGCAAGCGAAAGACCAAGACCTTTGATAAGAGGCGCGAGGCTCAGGAATGGGTAGCCCATACTGAAGTCGGTATGCGCAGGGAGGCAGACAAGCCCGAGGGGTCCCGGCACACGGTCCTGGAAATGCTCCAGCGGTACACCGCAGAGGTTACCGTCAAGAAAGAGGGTGCGCGGCCCGAAATGATGCGTATCAAGGCGTTCCTCCGCAACTTCCCCGCCCTTGCTAGTAAGACGCTGGAGGCCGTACGCACTCCTGATCTAGCAGCATGGCGGGACGCTCGGTTGGCGGGCTTCACGATGGATGACGGGACCAAGGTAGACGCGGTGTCCTCGGCCTCGGTCCTGCGAGATATAAATTGGTTGCGCAATGCGTTCAAGATTGCCCGCGAGGAGTGGCACTGGACGGAGGGCAACCCGTTCATGGGCCTGCGTATGCCGCAGGAACCGCCGCCACGAGACCGCCGTATTTCCCCGTACGCAGAGGTTAGGCCGCTCGTTCGCCACCTCGGGTACCGCACGGGTGTAGCTCCGGAGACCAAGAGCCAAGAGGTAGCCCTCGCGTTCCTTATCGCATTGCGCTCGGCAATGCGGGCCGGGGAGATACTCAGTCTAGGCGCGGCCAATATCAACATGGCAAAGCGCGTGGTTACTGTCGAACACAAGATGCAGTACCTAACGGGCCGGATGCGCTCTATCCCGCTCACGCGTCACGCTGCGCGGTTGCTGCGTCCTATTGCGGGCCGGGAAAAGTGCTTTACCGTTTCCTCGGCCTCGTTGGACACCCTCTTTCGAAAAGCTCGAGACCAATTGGCCGTTGGCCGCCCCGCCCTCCGGGAGATTCACTTTCACGACACTCGCGCCGAGGCCCTCACGCGCCTGTCCCGAAAGGTGGACGTTATGACGCTCGCCAAAATCAGCGGCCACAAGGACCTCTCTATCCTCCAGAACACGTACTACCGAGAGACAGCCGAGGACATAGCGGCGCGCCTTTGAGTCCTGTTACCTCCCGCCAGCCCAATTCAAGACGTATCCGGCAACGCCGTTAACAACAGACGACCTACCCAGCGGGGAATGTATGGACGTTACAGAGATTCGGTATCAAAACTTCCTTCGTCTGTTCGAGCAAGTGAAAGACGAGACGCGGCGGCAGGACCCGGACGCACCCGAAAAGGGAATGCTCAAGTTGTTTGGTGAGCGTGTGGGAGTGCGCGAGGCCTACATGTCGCACATCAATACAAGGTATAAAGGGATCGGCCCCGGGAGCGCTCGCAAGATCGAGCAGGCGTTCAAGCTGTCGCACGGCTGGTTGGACCGGCAGCACGATTCTCCCGCCCCGGCGAATCAAGAGCGCGTCAAAGAGCCGGAGGACAGCTTGCAACAACTGTTCGAGGCGTGCAGGACGGTGGACGCAACCGGGACGCGCGCGGCGCTCCTGCGGCACTTATTCGAGTCTTGCCGAGAGGTAGACGCGGCCAAAACTCATGCCATGCTTGTTTCGCTAGCGGAGAAATTGACCGCTGCCAAGTAGCGATCGATTTGCTTTGCGGGCCGATGCTGCGTTGTTCGTGCGATTGTAGTTTATGCTCCGCGCCCTTCCGGGTCGTCAAACTCGATAAGCTCCGGGTAGAGGCCCGTTTCTGCGGCGGCCTTCTCCACCTCTTGCGTGGACTGAAAGGCCCCGAGTTCGCCTATATCATCCTCTCCGGTAAAAAGCCGCCCTCCCCACCGCCCGCCCGGGAGACGGTATATACGCAGCGTAATGGGTTTGTCCTCGTCCTGTTCCATTTGGGCCTCCGCTTTCTCGCCTCGTAAGGCTTGCGCACCGACGTACATTTCGCAGCGCAAAAAAGAGGCCCACGAGACCACCGGTAGACTTTCCCGGTAGAAGCAAAAATAGCCACGGTCTGAACGGGCTACCGGCGTGAGGTTGCTACGTGGGCGTCTACAGCGTCCTCGTAGTATTGCTCCGCGTCTTGCTGCATGGCCTCCGAGCACGCCCGGGAGTAATCCGTTTTGCAGCGCTCCGCCGTGTCGTTGAGTTGCGCCTTGGACTCCTGCCGTTTCTGCACGGCGTAATATGCCCCGCGCCCTTTGGATACGTACCGCTCTCTGCTTTGTGCTGCGTCGTTAATACACGGTTGTAATAAGACCGAGTTTTGTAGCGGCCCGCAAAGGCGTACAGAGGTCTGATAATAGGCGTCCGCGCGTTGCTGTAGGTTTGCCTCCGCCTCGGGCGGTAGGGTGCTCTGCGCGGAGCAAGAAAGAGAAAGGCCCGCGAGAACGCAGGCCGAGAGGGATTTATGCATTGTGGTCTCCATTGTGGAGAGCCGATGCTAGCACCAGATATTGACGCCTTGCGCTCCGGGGGCGTCACGCGCTCCCGTGCAGCTTTACAGCGTCGCGGAACTGTTTCCCTGTTTCGGGATCGAGGGCCTTTGCGTCGAAATACATATCCAACAGATCTCGGACTATCGCCGTCGCGGGCCTGCCCTCTACAAAGGCCGCTGCACGCAATTGCGCCACCTGATCTTTCGTTAGGCGTATTTGCATCGGCACCGTAGCCACGCCCGTCTTTACGCCGTTGCGAATGTCGTCTTGAGTCGTTCGCTCAAGCATGCGTAGGGCTTCGATCATGTGACGGGCGCGCGCGGTCAAAAGCTCGCCGCTAAGCTTCTGCGCCTGCCACTCCTCCTCAGTTGGTTCCGGGATGTCCTCTGCCTTGCGTATTTCGGTCCATTTCGTAGCCATGGCCTATCCTGTAGTGTCCAATACATGCATCCTAGCATGGTTGAACTGAAGCAACCGGATATGATAGCTATCGAATATGCTAAGTCGATAAATAGTTTCCAATATGCTGTAGTGAAGGTACCGAGTACTATTCACTTCATGATGCGAACGCCGACAGCCATAGGCGCAAAACTAAGGTTGCAGCACAAACCGCTACCGAGACACCCAAAGGGAAGGTGAGCCTGAGGGAAGCAAGGTAGCAGCAAGGACGAGTACGGACGCCTCACCCGGAAAGGACCAAGCCTTGGCGAGTATCGCAAGCGGGACGGAGGTCTCCCCGAACACGCCAAGTGAAACAACCGAACCCTAACCGCCCCGCAAGGGGCCGTAGCTCCGGTTACGCAAGGAGATTCCCGCGAGTCCCCTTACTTAACTGAACGGAGATTCGATGATGGAACAGACGAAAGCAGAGCAGCGCGCAGCAAAGCGGGCCGCCTACAAAGCAAAGATGGTTCAGTCCTCGCGCGTGGCAGCAGAGCGCGCGGTGAATCGTGTCGCCCAATCACAAGCCGCCGAACGCCACCACTCTTACGGCAACGCAGTACGCGACATTTCCCGCGACGCCTCGCGCCGTGGGGTCGTCAGTAACAAACCGCTAATCGCCCGTACCCCGGCCCAGGTTCGGACCGCCAACACGAGCAGCGTGGAATACCGCGAGCAGCACGGCGCGGACTTCGTTATCCGCCGCGTATTGCCCGACACCCGCTTTTGAGCACCACCCGCAGAACCGAATAACGGCCAAAAGCCCGCAGTGATCGCTTAATTAAGGGCGGCGCGGTGCGGACATAATCACAGTCTCTACGAGGACGACCACAGAATGAGCAAGTATCAAGCAGCATTGCAAGAGGTTACAGCTAGCGAATGTTTCAAAGATTGCCTGATGGACGACCAAGAGATTACGCCCGCGAACATTGCCGAGGATATGGCGTACATCGCAGCCGACATAGCGCGCGGCCTGGAGAAATTGGAACGGGTCGGCCACTGCCCCTATGAGGCGGCGGAATTGTTGGACGGCTTGGCGACTCAGACGGACATTCTGCGCATCCTGGCAGCGGCCCGTCTCAAGCTCGCGGAGGCAGCGGCAGCGGACGGTATTAGCATCGTTCCTGCACCGAGCGGCGCGACACTGCACTAAACCAGGAGAGCAGTATGAATTCGTGTAACACGCCGATGTGTACCGAAAGGCCGCACGCAAAAGGGCTATGCAAGCGTTGCTATAACAAACAATACGCGCTTGACCTCCCGGACGCCTACGTGCGGCGCGTGGCGGACCTCTCCGCAGATACGCCCGCCGAACTTGTCGAATTACATCGGTTGATAATCCAAATTCGCAGAGAGGTTAGACAGCGCAGCTAGCTGGCCTCTGCCCGAATCCGAGCGCAAGCTCGGTACCCTGCCCGCTACGGCGTGTCCCTCCGGGGATACCTCTAGGCGGGTTTTCTTTTGTAGTTTGGTCTACCTTCTCTTTTACGAGGTTCTACATGCCTAAAGGCGTAATTCCCACAAAGCCATATGCGGAGGATCGCACTATCTCCGCCAAAGTCACGCCCGATTTTCTGAAGGACGTTAAACAGCTTGCGCTGGACTTAGACACGAGCGTGTCCGTGATCGTCAAGACCGCCGTATCTAATTACATGACGGGTGTTCGCGTCAGTGGCTAGGAACGCCATCACCATAGATAACCCCGATGCTCTTACGGACGTGCTCCGTAACGCGAGCGTGGCGGCCTCGGAGTCTGCTTTACGTCAAGCAGCTATCGCAGGTGCGCGGGTTTTCTACCGAGAGATTAAAGTCCGGGCCATGCCGCATTACCGGACGGGCGTTCTTGAAGACAGTATTAAAACCGTGTTCGTCCCCGAGGATTCAGTTACGGGCGAGATTGCCACGTATGCAGTAACTATTAATCAGAACGCGTGGTATGCCCGTCTGTTGGAGTTCGGTACCTCCAAAATGGCGGCCAAACCGTTTATCCGCCCTAGCTACGAAGCTAAGCGGCAGGAGGCGGGACAGGTGGTAATTAACTCGATACAGGAGGCCGTTAAGAATGGCGGACAATAAAACAACAGTTAAGGTAACCGCAGACGCGAGTGGATACACCGCCGAGATAGAACGTGCGGCCAAATCGGCGCGGGCATTTCAACAAACGCAAGAGCAAGCCGCACAGCGTATTAAGGTGGCCCAAGAGGCAGTCGCGGAGGCAGCGGCTAACGGTTCTAACGCGTCAGCGCGGGCCATTAATTCCGTGGTAAGCCAACTAGCGCGCTACTCGCAGGCCGCAGGCAAGACGCAAGCGGATATGTTGGCGCTCAAGGCTGCGCAACTTGGTATCTCGGATTCCGTCTCGGGCTATATCTCCGCTATCCAGCAAGCGAGCGAGAAAACCCATGAATTCAACCTTAATACTACTGCCTCACGCCGAGAACTCATGGTCTTAGCGCACGAGGCATCGCAAGGGAGTTGGACGAAGTTCGGCGGGTCTATGATGGTCCTTGCTGAAACGATGGACCTTACCCGCCTGATTATGTCCCCGTTGGGCGTAGCGTTTCTAGCGGCGGGTGGTGCGGCTTATGAGTTTCTCAAGACGGTGCATGACGGTTACGCACAGGTAGAGGCATTCAATAAAGCCATTAACGCAACGAGTGGGTATGTAGGATTATCCGCCGCGCAAATGGCGGAAATGTCTAACGGCCTGCAAACGGGTTCTACTAACCTTAAAGCGGTGCGTGAGGCAATGGCGCAAGTTGCGGCCACGGGTGCATTTACCGCCGACTCTATCCAACTAGCGACGCAGGCCGCTATTGCTATGTCCTCGGATATTGGCATTGGTACGGATAAGGCCGCCGAGAGCTTGTCTAAGATTCAAGACGACGTGCTTAAGTGGGTTGCCGAGTATCAAAAGGCGCACCATACGTTTAACGCTGCACAGATAGAAGAAATCGACGGGTTTGTTAAGCTCGGGGATACCGCCAGTGCAGTTAAGGCCATTATGTCGGACTTGGCTAAATCGCACGCTGCGGTAGAGGCCGATGCTAATAAGCATATGGGCGTGGTGGTTGATTGGTGGAACCAACTTGAGTACTCGGTTACTCGCGCTAAAAATGCAATTATGGGAATTGGCGTTCCCGATAGCATCGATAAGCAGGTTGGAGACCAATACGCCAAGGTTGAGGCCGCAGAGCGTAATCTTGCTCAAGCTAAATCAATGGGCGCAATGGGTAATCTCGACTCCGCTCAGGAATTGCTTGATAAGGAAAAGGCCCGCCTAGACGTATTGCGAGCGCAGCAAGGCGTTATCAATACCCAGCAGCGGGCACGCGAGGCAGCGGCTAAAAGCGGAGATGTTAAGGTTGCTGTAGATAGTTATCTCCGTTCCGATAAATACGCCTCTCCGGGTCAGAAACATAGCCTTGAGCTTGACGAGGAGAACAAGGCGTTTGCTAAGGCCACGGCGGGACTGGAAAAGAACTCAGCGGATTACGAGGCGGCCCTTAAGCGGCACATGTCGAATATCCAAGAGATTAACGACCAGTACAGCAAGAAAACCAAAACGCACGGTAATTCGGAGGCGTTCCACGGTGCGCTAACGGCAATGATTGCGGCTAATCAGCTTATTGAGGCCGAGGAGAAACGGGCGCAAGCTAGCCTCAAAGCGCAGCGCTCGGCGGGCCTTATTGACTCGGAGAGCTATTTCCAGCGTTTGCACGACATTGAGGCTAAGGCCGTGGACGCGGAGATTGCGAACGCGCAAAAGCGGCTTGATATTGCTAAAGCTAAACCGGAGTCATCGGCGTACCAAGAGGCCCTCAAGCAGCTAACGGACCTCACGGCACAGCGGAAGCAGATTGACGCCACGCTTACCGATAGTCTCCGGGGTCTCGCGTCGCAGCGCAGTAGCGACATTGCGAAGTTTGCCGAGCAGCAATCCGCCGCTCTGAGGAGAACGCAGGCCGCGCAACAGCAGACGTACGCGACCATGTTCTTGGCTCCTGATGCTAAGGCGCAAGCGGACGCGGCATATCAACTTCTGGCCAATTTCGAGGCGGAAAAGGACGCCCTGCGTAAGCAATACGATTCTCCGACCGCAGACCAAACGGAGTACCAAGCCAAGCTCGCTATCGCACAGACGTACTACGACGCGTCCCGGGCCCAACTCCAGGCAGACCAAGCCAAGCAAATGGCCGTCCGCCAGAACTACGCCGATCAAATCCGCCTGTCTATGGTTGGTCTCGCGGGTGTAACGCAGACCAATGCAGAGGTAGCGGCTAGCGCGTTCTCTACGGCGTTCGGAGATATGAACACCGCCCTTGAGGAGTTCGTGACTACGGGCAAATTCTCGTTTAGCTCGTTTGCCTCGTCGGTCATGGCGGACCTCGCCAAGATTGCGCTCAAGGCGGCGGAGTCGCGTTTGTTTAGCTCGGTGCTGGATAGTCCGTTCTTTAGCTCGGGCGGTGCGGTGAGCCACTTTGCGGACGGCGGCCACATTACCGGCGCAGGCTCGGGTACGAGTGATTCAATCCCGGCTATGTTGTCGAATGGCGAGTTTGTAGTTAATGCCGCGAGCACGAAGAAATACCGCTCCCTGTTGGAAAGCATCAATGCAGGCCAAGCGCAACACTTTGCTACTGGCGGTGCGGTGGGTTCCGCTCCTGCGGCTAGTTCTGGCGGCGGCGGAACAGTTAATGTCAATATCAACGGAGGTAATGGATTGGACGAGCAGGACGGCAAGGTAATTCAAACGATGGTGCAAAACTACGTTGATAAACGGATTACCCAACGGTTCATGGGCCAAGGTGGACTTTTGTACATGTCCCGTAATGGACAAATCTGATGAGCAGCGGGCTTCAGATTTGGGATGCGAGCGGCAATCTCGTGCTCGATGCTTCGCACCGATGCGCGCGGGTTTTTGACCTCCGCTTGCTTGCCAACGGGCAGAACGGCAGCGTAACCGATGCAGGTCTCACACAGGGGGCATTCGTATCGTTCCAACCGGACTCGTACATAGGTTGGCTCAGTGGGGGGCCTGATTCATCCGCAGTTTTCATTCGACCTGTCTACCGGGACTATCTCTTGGACCTACGCGGCCAAGAATAACGCCACCTACGATACATACGTTAATGGGTACCTCTTTTATGGAGCATATTGAATGATCAAACTGGATTACGTGGTCCCCGCGACGGGGGCTACGTCTACGGTCCACGTAGTTTCACAGGTGCAGCTTGATTACTCGGGTAGCGACACGCTTACGGCTAGCGTCTGTTCGTTTGCGGACGAAGCAGCGTACGCGTCTAACAAATTCCCGATGTTCACACAGCAGGTCCCGATTGAGGGCTTACCACCTGACGGCGAGCACCCGCAGGCTTACGCGTATGCGCGCCTCGTTGAGCCTGCCCCGGACGGCGAGGTAACGCCCTACGCCAATCGGCGGGTGTTCGCCAATGGCGCACTCGTAGACGCAGAAACCACGGCCTAACGGCCTTACCTGTAAGCGGCCCGCCGACTGATCCAATGGGCTAGTCGATGAAATCCCGGATCTTTATCTACACTCTAGTTAGGAGTACATGCAAAACAAAGCATTTTCCGCCATCACAATCAAGACCGTCCGCGAGGAACGGCGCGAGATTGAGGGCATGGCGAGCACCCCGGCTTTAGACCGGGTTAAGGACCGGGTGGACCCTATGGGCCTCCGGTTCGCAACGGACGTTCCGCTCCTTCTGAATCACGATCATGCAAGCCCTGTGGGGACCGTCCAGTTCGGTACGCCCACGGCGCGGGGCCTCCCGTTCAAGGCGACCATCGCCAAGGTAGACGAACCGGGAACGGTGCAGACGAGGACCAACGAGGCTTGGCACAGCGTTAAGTCCGGCCTTATCAAGGGCGTGAGTCTTGGATTTCGGCCTATCAAGTCGGAACCAAACGCGGACGGTGGTCTTAACTTCAAATCCGCAGAGGTACACGAGCTTTCCCTCGTAGCGATCCCGGCGAATCCCGAGGCGTTCATTAGCGCATTCAAGAGCCTCGGCATTAAACCGCGAGCCGTCGAGGCCGCACCACCCAAACCCGTCCCGGCACCCGTCGCGACCAAGGCCGTTGTCCATCAACCGGCCCGCGTAGCAGTTCAAATCAACCACACCAATAAGGAAGTAACCGAAATGCAAAACACGAACCACAACATTTTCATCCGCCGTCTGATTCTCCGTGCAATGACCGATGGCAACGAAGCGCAAGCAGCGCAGTACGCTGAAAACCGCTGGGGCGCGGCGTCCGGAATCAACAAGGTCCTGAAGGCGGTAATGAACCCATTGGGAACGGATAACGCGGCTGCCGCGCTCGCCTCCGAGACGTTGGACCGTGGCCGGTTCGTCCAGGCAGTGTTTAGCAATTCTATTCTCGGTCAGTTGCAGGGCCTTACACGCGTCCCCGCTTTGGCCCGTGTGAACGTCGAGACCGTACCGATTGCCGCTAGCTTTGTGGGCGAACACCTGCCGACGAGGGCGTATCAAGGCGCGTTCGGCGTCACGCTGACCGACAAGCGTAAGCTCGGAATCACCACGGTCCTTTCCGCAGAACTCATTCGTATGACCGGCGACGCGGCGGAGGCGCTCATTGAGTCGCAGATTCAACGCGCTTTGAGTCGTGGTCTTGATAACGCGTTCCTCGGTAGCCAAGCACGCGACGAGGTTACCCCTACCGGCCTCGGCGCTGTGGCATCGCAGGCAAACTCGTTCGGCGAAGGCTTGGAGGCTTTCACGGGTGACCTGACCACGGCTACCGTCCTCGTCAACCCGCTTACGGCGGTGCGCCTCCGTAGCGCAAGCGAAACGCAAATCACGGCCAAGGGCGGTTTCTATGGTGGCATGCCCGCGATTTGTTCGTATAGCGTCCCGGTTGGCAAGTTGTTCGTCGTGGACGCCGCGCGTGTTGTGGCGTTCCTCGGTACCGCAGAACTCGACGCAGCAACCGCTGGTATGTTCCCGGTCGATGACGGCACGGGCACGGTTACGGCAGTTCAAACGGGCATGTTCCAGACAAACCAGCAGGCTATCCGAGGCATCCAGTACGCAGATTGGGCGTTCGTGGACGGCGCAGCGTTCGAGACGACTGCTACGGTCTCGGCGTAACTCAATGACGGCGGGCATGTCGCCCGCCTAACTTCTACCAAACAAGGATCTTATGACCAGGATTTTGCCCTCCGACCTCGTGACCGACTCCACCGGCCAATACGTGTTTTCTCCCAATTCCTGCGCCCACGTCTACACGTACGCCGCCAGCGGCAATATCGACACAGATACGGCCACGGACACCGCAACGGGCAACGCGTTTAAACAGACCTATACCTACACGAACGGCAATATGACCGCCTCGTCCGCCTGGGTTAAGCAGTAAGCGGCCACTCACCTAACGAAACAAAGGAATCGACATGACCAAACTCGCAGCCCCTATCGCAGCACAATCCGGCGTCCTCCGCGAGGCGTACGGCCCTAACGCCGTTGTTTTGGACAAGACCCTCGCAATCACGCGCGAGCAGTTTGTAGACGGCGTGGACTTCACGGTCACACTTCCGAGCGGTAGTACCGAAACTGTCCGCATTGCGTCGGCTCCGACCTCCGCCGTGGATAGTGACACCGTTGTAGCGATTGTCAGCGTTACTCCCGGCTTTAGCTGTGCGCCGCACCCGGGTGCGGCGTGGTCTGTCGCTAGCGCGGAATAAGCCACAGACCCTGACACGGGCGGCGCAGGCCGCCCTTAACTAATAAGGAACCCTTAAAATGGAATTCATTATCGACCCGAACGCCTCCAACGAGAACCTTAACGCGATGGTCGCCGCCGCCGAGGCGCAAATCATCGACTATCGTAAGGCGGTGGCGCAATTGGAACAAATCCGCGACATGGCAAAGCTCAAGCTCTTGGGCCGCCAAATCGCAGAGGCAGAAGTAGAGTGAGCGCGATGTATCAGGACACGGCATTCCGTTTGAGCGCCCCCGCTGTCGCACGACTCCGAGATAACGCAAAGCGGGCCGGTATTCCGGTTCCGCGTTACTTTCGTATCATCGCAAGCCAACTCACGCGCATTGCTAGTCCTACCTTCGACCTCTCCGGTGGCGAGCTTTGTTACCGCGTGGACGTTGGATTGCATTACAAGGTCCTCAACGGCCTCCACCAGCTATGCAGGGACTTGGGCGTACCCGAGGCGGCGGCGGGCGAGCTTGTGGCATGCGCTACGTTTGAGCCGAAGCTGTCCGCATGAGTTACCTGACGGACTACAACGCACAGCGGCGACACCTTAGCCGCTTGGCGCGTGCGGTTGACCTCCCGCTATCCCGCCACAACGGAAAGCGACGGGTACCGCTCGGTAACGACGAGCTACGCGTATCCATCCACGATGCCTGTCTCGGGCCGGATTGGAACGACGTAACGGACGGCCAGAATGCTGCACAAATGGACCTCAGACTAGGCCGCATGGTTGACACGGCGCATATGCGGAACGGTTACGAGTTGGCCGTAGCTCAGGCATGTATCCGGGCCGGTAAGCAACAAGCCAAGCTCGGGCGTAGTGATATGGCGGTCCTCCGAGACAGCAAGGGGCGGCCCTATGTACGACCTATGACGCACCCGCACCGTATGGCCCGCTTCAAGGCGGCCAGCGATTTCTACGCCATGGCTCGGGAGTATCAGGAAAAGCACCAACGAGCAACAGCGTCGCACCCAAACACGCCTTGGACGATTGCCTGAGGTGCGCCAGAGCAACGACAATAACCAATGCCTGTCCTGCGGGGGCGTTTCCACCCCCTCCCGGGCGTTCGCTGCATGCCGCAACAGCGTTTTATGCTATGGCTATGGGCCGGGTATGAGACCAACCGGACGAGCATTTGATGACCAACCAACGAGGAAACGATGACTAAGGAAGAAATGGAAGAACGCCTTGAACAGTTAGAGGCCGACCTGTCGGCAATGGTGGCCCGCCACGCGGCGGAGAAAGCCGACCTGGAGGACGAGATTGACGAACTCCAAGACCTGATCGACAAGGAGACCCTCGGTGGTGCGTAAGCGCGATATCGAGACGGTACGGCGCGCCAACCTATCCGTGCCGATCCCCGACTACATCGAGCTAACGCAGGACGAGGAAAAGCACTGGCCCCGCATCGTTGAGGCACGACACCCGGACGACTGGACACATTCAGACCTAGACCTAGTGGCCGACCTTTGCAGAGCGCGGGCGCTGGAGAAGCGGGTACGTGATGAACTCGGCCAAGGCGCGCTTATGTTGGACGGTAAGCCGCATCCTTTGATTGCCGAAGCTGCGAGGTGCAGCGGGGTCGTCCTGCGGCTCACTACGGCCTTGCGGCTAAAGACCCCCGCCGAGGCAAGAGTTCTGCGCGGGCGTGCCTCCGAGCGGACACAAAGCGCCTACGGTAACGACGATGACGAGTTATTTGGCCGTCCAGAGTTTGACGACTTGATACCGCACGGTCCAGGGACTACGAGACGAATCAATTAACGTTCCGTACCAGATAACCGCCGTTAGGGATCAACTATCGTTTAATCAAAGAAAATAGGATCCCTAACGCAATTTTCTGGGCTTTTGTTATAAGAACTCTGACCGGTCGGCGCTGGCACTAAAACCCCGCGTTTTTCGACCTACCCCCCGCTTATCTGCATCTTTTTCTGAATGTCAATAGATAATCTCAGGAAATTCGAGATATATCAGAGGTATTTAGCACCATTCTAGTGCGTGCACATATATTAGGCAATCCAAAACCCTTTTCATGCTTTGACCGAGTGTTTTTATAAAGTTACGGCCAAGGTATAACTTTCCAAGGATCAAGTAATGAGTGACTGCTCTAAGCATCCACAATGGCAACCTGCGGGCATGGAACTAAAATGCCCGTTCTGTGTAAGCGACTTGCCTAGCGGCTATTATCGACACAGTAACGGCACTGTGGTTAATCGCCACGGTAAGCCCGTATCTACCAACACCCTGAACAGAGTTAAAGCCAAGGGTAAGACCGCAAGGTTAGCCGATTGGTCCGGCGGTGCAGACCAGAAGCGACGAGACGAGGTTAAGCAACGTGCTAAGTATTGCTGTGCTCACTGTGGTAGAGCTACGGCTACAGGCACGGTGGACCACGTTATCCCGTTACACAAAGACGGCCCGGATACATTGGATAACCTCCAGTGGTTATGTCCTGCTTGCGACAGGAAGAAAACCGCAACGGATAAAGGTCACGTGTACCGAGCAGGTAGTAACCTTGACGGTATCCCTGTTGATATTGACCACCATTGGAATAACTAGGACCTAGATGCTAGAGCCAGTATGGTACGAAGCTTTACCCGATAATTTCTGGTATTGGTATGAACAGGTTAAGGCCGACGCCTCGGAGATAATTAGCCTCACGATCAGGGTAAAACGCGGGCAAATCTCGCTGGACTACCTCGATATCTATGGAAAACCGAAACGAGCTAAGCTTATCTTAGCTCGGCCTACGCATCTACAACCAACGAGACCAATACATGACTCTAACTGTTAGAGAATGGAATGATAAACTCCCTAATATAGTGGAGAGCATAATCAAGGACATTACGGGCCGTGGCTGCTATATTGCTAAGATGGAGGTATTAACCCGGAAACGCACGATTAAGCTCACGTTGCAATACGAGGGTATCAATCAGGAGGCCGTTTACACGTTCGGCGAGAAATTGAGCGGTACCCGGTACCCGGAGCGGCCTGAATTCAGGGAATCCCTTGCTGCATAAGGCTTTTAGCGATTTATTGGAGAGTGGACCGGGAACTTTCCTACTATTCTTTTATAGAAAGAATAAAGGTAGTGGGTATCGGGCCGTAGGGGGTTGCTACGGTGGATAGAGCAAAAGTCCGGGAAGCTCAGAAAACGCGCATCCGTGCTGCCGAGGATGACGTACGAAGGTTCATTAAATCGCGTGGTCGGCAACTTGAATTAGAGATCGGGGCCAGGGTCGCTTTGGCGTTGCCTCGGGGCGTGTACCGCGTGGCCGCGTTCAAAGGTTCGTACCGCGTGCCCGTCGAGCTACTCCGGGCCTACCTCGCCCACAGGGAGACCGTGGACGGAATGAAAGTGGGGGCTCGGCATGCGTACCTGTTGCCCTTCGCGTTGGCCGCCATCGGCGTGCAGGGTGAGACCGTCGATAAGCACGTGTGGTATGCGCCGCTGGCGGATTACCAAATCGAGCCGATGCACGAGACCCTCAGTCAGGCCGGGTACTTTCCTAGCAACACGGATAACACGCTTACCAAAATGCGCAAGCTAATCATGGCGGGCAAGCCCGACGCCGAGGACGCTACCGGGTACTCTTTTGGGGCAGGCATTCACAAAGTTACCTTTGGTCCGGCCCGTACAGTGCATTACCGTGGCACGTGTCGCACGATCATTAACGAGAGCGACGGACGTATGCGCGTCAAAGTGGACGGCAAGCGGGTTGCCCTGCGCTCGTGGCTATCCGAATCCGTCTCCACAGACGATTGGCCCAAGGTCGTAGAGATAGCGCGTAGGGCCGCGTGGGACGAGGCAGGCCGGGAGGCCGCAGCGACGTTCCAGCAAGCACAGGAAGCAGCGAAGGAAGCGCAGCTAGACGCTATGGATTTGTTCGATGCAGAGCAACCAGCGCACGCTGGAGAGGCCCTGGAGAGTGGCGCTGACGGTTCGGGGCGGGTGGATTAGGGAGAGTCGGTAATCCCGCCCTTCCGGGGCCACCCGTCAGCGTCGCAGAACAAAGTAGCCGATAACAGCCACAACGAGGAGCCCGCAGAACCGGGGAAAGCGCCCAACAAAACTAAACATGCCCCAAGCCGCCAGTCCTGCGAGCAAGCCGCACGCAAGTCCGCCCGGAATGCTGTACATCAGACCCACGTAAACGGTGGTCAGCATTCCGACCAGTAACGCCACGCTACCAGAAGCAGAACCGCCGCCAATTCCGCGGTATCGAGGCGGTTTCGCGCTACCGATCGAATCAATAGCGGCTCGATAATTGATATCGTCAAGGCTACCGCGTTTGTGGGGCGAGTACATGGAGAACCTCCGCGATTAGCTTTTGAGTCTAGGACATTTGCGAAGCTCGCGAGGCCGTAGAGCAAGAAAATTTGTAGGACGGTCGGGCGCGGACTCTTGGCCGGGAATCGCCGCGTTGAGTGCCTAAGAGAGGTGCCGGAAGTAACTACTTTGCCCGAGCCGAGGACCGCCGCTAACTGTCCACCCGGAACGGGCCCGCTGGCGTGGAGCGCGGCCCATGACTGCCTCCTGAGTCACGCCAGGCAGGGATATACTCGGCGTGCGGAAGCTACTTCGGGGACCGGGGCAAACATGAACAATCAAACGGTGAAAGAACACGCAGACGACAGCCTAGAGCTAACAGCACGCCTCCGGGCGCAAACCCGGCGACTCATGGACGAGACCGAACGGCTAGCAAACCAACCCGCTTGGGTTCCTTGGCTCCAAGCATTAGCGTTTGTGGGCGGAGCCTTGCTCGTTGCCCGTGGACTAATCGTCACCTTGTAGTCCAGATATGGTGCACATTTGCTGTCAATCCATACACCCAACTACTGACAACCTTTTAGCACCCCAAAATAAAAGTAGAGTTCATTGCCGCTCGGGTGTAGCGTATCGGCCCCAAACACCTGGAGCACGCCATGTCCGACCCTCTCCGCCCTTTCGACCTCTCCGCCGTCATCAAGCAAGCCGCCATGACCGGCCCAGATATGCGTTTTCCCGTCGTCTCAAACGACTACGTTCCCCCGCCCCGAGGTACCGCCCGTGCGCGCCTCGTTGGCTACTTTGAACTCGGCAAGCATGAGGAGGAGTTTGAGGGCCGTAAGCGCGACCGCGAGAAGGTAGACCTTATTTTTGAGTTGTCCGGCCCGAACTACGAGCCGCGTAAGTTAGTGGACGCCGACTTACTGGTACCGCACCGTACCACCGTGCAAGAGACGCTATCGCATGCTCCGGATTCGCTGTTTAGAAAGCTCTTTGCGGCCATGAATGCGGCCCACGGCGGTACCGCTACGCACATGGTCCAACTACTCGGCAAGCCCTTTACGGTTGAGGTGTTCCACCGTAAGAGCAAAGACGGTAAAAAGGTGTACGCAAACCTCAAGGGACCGAACGGCTACAACGTCAAGGGAACCACGGTGCAGAACCCGATTACGGGCGAGGCGGTAACGCTGGACGTTGCCCCGGCTATCACGGAGCTTAAGGCGTTCGTGTGGGGCCTCGCGAATAAGGCCATGTGGGACAGCATCCACATTGCAGGCGAGTTTGAGGAGCGCAAGAACGAAAAGGGCGAGGTGATTAGCCCCAAGCGTAGCCGTAACGTTTTGCAAGAGCGCATTATGCGCGCCAAGAACTTTGCGGAGATTGAAAACGAGGTTAAATCTTAAATACGCACATTTAAGGCCGCGTTCGGTCCACGGCACTTGTTCTAGCTAGCTGTTAAACCGTATCAGCTAAAATGGTATATCGTCGTCATCAGCAAACGCGGCCTTCTGAGACTCCGCAGGCCTGAACTGAATCCAATCGTCATTCCAGACCGAGGGAGAAAAGCGCAGCAAATCGCCGCGATCATCGAAGATTGCCCTTTTAAACTCAATCCATCCTGATTTATCTCTAAACCACTCTTCGACGCTGTTTTCTGAGTAAAAAGTGGAATCATGAGCAGTATACCCGCGCACTTCGAGCCAAGCGGCCATTTCGTCGTGGTTGGTAAAGAAAACTCTGTACGGCGTTTTGGTGATCTGAGCCAGCCGGTTAAAAACGGGATTATTAAATGAAATAATCGACTTGAGCGCTTCGTCTTTATCTTGATGCGAGGTAGAAAGATAGTCCACCATTTCTCTCAATGTTGCCGCGACGCCTTTCATATCTTGAATAATGGAAAGCTCTGTCGTGCGTTGCTGCTGGCTAAGGTAGCGCTGAAACAGTCCCGCCCACTGGTCTTGCAAAAACGATGTAACGTCCGCAACCGTTTTAAAGCCGGTAATCGGATTATTTTGCGGGAGACTGTGTAGGTGGTCCAAGAATACATAAATACGGGGGTCGTCCGCGTATCGGTACCTCATTGACGCATTGTCTTTATTTATTTTCCAAATATTATATTCAGTGAGGGTGTTCTGCTCGACAAAGATATAAACCTGGATCCCTTTCTCAAGGGCGCGCATTATTTCATTCTGCGTTATCGAGGCTCCTGCCGCGTCTTTGGACTCTGTACCAAACTTGCCGCCGATGATAGTCACAAGCATGTCGCATAGTTCGATCTCTCGATACGCAGACGCCTCTAGCCGAGCGTCGCGCGCGTACGGAATGGCTCCGGTCTCGTGTCGGATGCAGTCGTATCCGAGAGACCGAACGAATCTTTCGATATCTTCCCGGGATTGGTAGAGGTCGTAATAGGTAGAACTGAGAAAAACGCGCGGTTTGGCCATTGTGCTTGTAGCCTTACTTTCAGCGGTTGCTTATGAGTTACCGGAGTATGGTACTCGAAAAGCTCTAGGTGTAACTCGTCCTTGCTGACCCAATCTACCCCGGCAACAGGAGAACATGACAGAACACGAAGCACTCGACATCGCGGTTAAGGCGGTTGCCCTCTATGCGGCCCGCCACCCGAGACCGGCGCATGTCACCATTACCCAAGCGGCGGAAATGCTTGGGCGCAGTAGGCAGACGGTCCGTAGCTATCTCGTACAGCACGGCATCCGTCTTAATGCCCTTGGTTCGATTCCCATCGAGTCCATAGACAAGCTTTTGGTCTCTTGCACATGA